AAGAGACAGCGACTGCTGAGGTGGCTCGTTTGCGGCAGCAGCGGCAGCAGCGTGGTCGCCGGCAGATGGGCACGCTTGTGACTGGGGCCGGTGCGTCCGGTCTTGGTCGTGCCACTTGACGCATTCTGTAAAGCGCACCTAACATCATGGATGGATCGGCCCCCATACGGGGCGAGCTGTTCCATCCATCCTCCGTCTGCATTCCACCGTTGTAGACGCGTATCGAAGGTGAGTGACATATGACAGATGAAATGCCCACCGAGGCTGAAGACTCTGTTAGCCAAGAATCGAAGCCAAACTGGCGACGTGAACTCGAGGACCGTGCGAAAGCCGGCGACGAGGCGGTTGCACAGTTGGCGCAGTTGCAGCGTGAGTTGTCGTTCCGAGATGCAGGTGTTGATCCAAGCTCGAAGCAGGGTCAGTACTTCATGCGGGGCTACGACGGCGAGATGACTGTGGACGCTATTCGTGCAGAAGCTGCCGAACTGGGCCTTACCGGACAGCCGGTGCAGGCGCAGCAACCCCAGATTGATTATGGGGCTGAGCAGCGGATCGCGATGGCGGCTGACGATGCTGGTCCTGTTACCAATCCTGAACTCGATACGTTGATTCGTCAGACGAAGAACGCTGGCGAATTGCGGGAGTTGATGGAAGCGCACGGCCACACTTGGAACGCAGCAGTCTGATGTAGCTCGGATGGGCCTGATGGGAAGGATCCCTCATGGCTTATACCTCTACCTCTTCGGTGTCTTCGGATACCACTGCATTTGAACAGCTTGCCTACTTCGCGCTGCGTAGCCAGCCGATGTTCGAAATGGTTGCCGACGTTAAGTCGACCAACCAGTCGCACCCTGGCTCTGCTGTCCAGTTCAACATCTACAACGATCTCGCTCAGGCCACCTCGGCCCTGACCGAAACGTCGGATGTGACCGCTGTTGCCCTTGGCGACTCGACCGTTACCGTGACCCTTGCCGAGTACGGCAACGCTGTCACCACCACGGCGAAGCTTCGTGGCACCTCGTTCCTCAACGTGGATGCTGATGCTGCGAACATCATCGGTTACAACATGGCGAACTCGATCGACAAGATCGTTCAGAGTGTCCTTGTTGGCGGCAGCAACGTCGCTTACGGCGGCGACGCTACTGCTACCGATGAGCTTGCGGCTGGCGACACCATTACGGCGTCGCTCATCCGTCAGTCCGTCGCTGCGCTTCGTGGCGATTCGGCTCCGACGATGGACGGCGGCGTGTACGTCGGCTTCATCCACCCCGACGTGTCGTACGACCTTCGTGAAGACACCGCTGTCACCGACGTGATCCAGTACCAGATCCGTCAGGACGGCGCTGGTGTCCGCATGGGCAGCATCGGCACCTTCGGCGGCGTGGACTTCATCGAGACTCCGCGTATCGACTTCACCGCTGACGGCGGCGCTACCACCGTGGACGCCTACAACACCGTCATCTGCGGCAAGCAGGCGCTCGCCAAGGCTCACAGCCGTGGCGCTGGTTTCGGTGAGAACCCGTCCGTCGTGTTCGGTCCGGTGACCGACAGCCTCCGTCGTTTCCAGACGGTCGGCTGGTACCACCTGGTCGGTTACAGCCGTTTCCGTGAGGCTTCGCTCCAGCGGATCGAAACCTCGTCCAGCATCGGCGCTAACTGATAAGCGTTGATGGTGTAGTGTGAAGGGGGGTCGGGTGCGTGGCCCGACCCCTCTTTCTCGTTGTCTGGAGTTGTTATGCCTAAGGGTAAGCCGTACAGCAAAATCGGTAAGAAGGCTGCGAAGCCGATGCCTAAGAAGCGGAAGAAGAAGTAATGGCTAGCGGAATGTACGGCATCACGTTCCTCAACGCACTGAAGAACGATCTTGCCCTCGACCTGGACGACACGACCGCTGACCGGTTCAAGGTCATGCTGGTTACGTCGTCCTACACCCCTGATTTTGGCACGCACGACTTCAAAGCAGATGTCACCAACGAGGTGGTTGGTACTGGTTACAGCGCCGGCGGCGAGTCGCTGACTTCGGTGACGTTGACCCAGTCGGGCGGCACAATCACGTTTGACGCTGACGACGTAACGTGGACTTCTTCAACGATCACGGCTCGAGGAGCTGTCATCTATGACGATTCGCTGACGGACGATCCGTTGATTGCGTATATCGATTTTGGTGCGGACAAGTCGTCGTCTGCTGGCGACTTTGTGTTGTCGTTCAACGCGTCTGGCATCTTCACTCTTGATCTGACCCCGTGAGGTTGATTCGTGGCTACTAACTTCCCTACTTCTGCTGATGACGCTACGACGGTTGGCGGCGACTCGCTGCCTGCTGCTGGTACGGCGCTGAGTGATTCGACGGAGGGTCATCCGTCGCATTCGGATCTGCATGAGAACGTCGGTGACGCTGTCCAAGCGATCGAGGCGAAGGTTGGTACGGGGTCTTCAACGCCTGCTGCGAACACTGTGTTGACGGGTACTGCTTCGGGCACGTCGGGCTGGGCGACGGTTGATACGGCCATGATTTCGGCTGATGCGGTGACCGGCGCAAAGATTGCTGACGACACGATCGACTCGGAGCATTACGTTGCTGGCTCGATTGACACTGAGCACATTGGTGACGATCAGGTCACCCAGGCGAAGATTGCTGCGGGTGCTGTTGACACGACGGAGCTGGCCGCTGACGCAGTCAACGGTGACAAGATTGCTGATGACGCAATTAACTCTGAGCACATTGCTGCCGGAGCAATCGACACTGAGCACATTGCTGACAGTCAGGTGACGGCTGGGAAGCTGGCTGAGGCGTACTACACCGAGGCTGAGTCTGATGCTCGGTTCTTGGGTATTACGGCGAAGGCTGCGGATTCGGACAAGCTGGACAACCTGAACTCGACGCAGTTTTTGCGGTCTGACGCTGACGACACGCTGGTCGGCAGTCTTACCATTGACAATGACAATTCTGGGGTGGTTAACGAAGACAGTCTTCGTGTGCAGGGAGATCACGGCGACTCGGCAACAATTGGTTGGGCCACGGCAACTGTCGTTATTGACGATGTAGGCCGGTATCCGAGTCTTTCGTGGCGTTCTGCGGACTTGAATTATGCGGCGGTTCTACGGTTGTCAACCGCAGCTTCAGACAAGCTGGTGCTGCGTAACGCTAACGACAGCGGCTTTGGTAATCTTGAAGTCGGCACGCTGACCGAATCGTCTGACTTGACGTTGAAGACCAAGACCGGCGAAGCCCCCGGCCTTGATCTCGTCAACCGGCTTGACCCGTTTGCGGGGCATTGGAACGACCAGCCTGGTGAAGTGAACTTCTGGTTGGGCGCTCAGGAAGTTGCAGAGGCGCTGACTGGCGCAGGGTTTGACCCCGCCGAGTGCGGTGTCGTGCAAGACGTGGAGGACACGATGGGGCTGCAATACACCCAGCTTGTGCCTGTGCTTGTGAAGGCTGTGCAGGAGTTGACGGCCCGTCTTGAGGCCGTGGAGGGCTGATGGAAGTTACGCCACAGGAGGTTGTGCAGGTGATCCGTGAACGGTTCCCGCTGCACTTTGAAATCGCCGTTCAGGCGGTGCAGATTGCGAAGTTGTCGCAGCCGCAGGAGGCTGCTGAGGAAGACTGATGGCTACGAACTACCCAGGATCGTTGGATACCGGCACGGAGCAGCCGTCGCCGTTGTCTACGACGGAGATGGACGATGCTGGGTTCGAGCATGATGTTGTCCATACGAATCATTCCGAGGCGATTATTGCGTTGGAAACGAAGGTTGGTGTTGGGTCTTCGACTGCTGTTGCTGATTCGGTGTTGGCTGGAACGGGTTCAGGCACGTCTAGCTGGTCGACTGCTCCGTCGCTTGCTGGCCTGACGGTTGATACGGATACGTTGCATGTGGATGCGACGAATGATCGTGTCGGTATCGGCACCACGTCGCCTTCTGCTGAGCTTGAGGTTCAGGGTTCGTCTAACCCTGAGATCCGTTTGGTGTCGTCTGATGGCACTAATCCTGCACTGTACTTTGGTGACACTGCTGACAAACATCGTGCCGGGTTCTATTACGACACTTCTGAGAACGATCTGTTGTTCCGTGGGTACAACAACACCACTCGTATGATGATCGACTCGTCTGGAAATGTCGGTATCGGCACCACGTCGCCTAGTCGGACTCTTGATGTTCGAGGTATTGCCCGTGTTGGCGACGACACGAACCGCACCCCAGACGCTAACGGCGTAGGCCATTTGATGATTGACGGCAACGGATATGGCGGCTATGTGTCGCTTGACGGCACGGCAATGTGGGTCGGTCACAACGCAAGCAGCCGCAAGTTGTATCTGGCGACTGATGAGACTGCTCGCCTTACCGTTGACGGCTCTGGCAATGTCGGTATCGGCATGACTTCGCCTACTGACATGGTTACCGTTGGCACTACCAGCAACAACGGCTCGTTTAGGGTTCACGCTGCGGAAGGATCAGAAAGTTTCCGAGTAACAAGTAACATTGTCAGGTCGTACAACATCAAAAACATCACGACTGGCCTTGCAGCGAACGTCTACATTTCCACGTCAAACGCCACGATGTACCGGTCTACATCGTCAATCAAGTACAAGACCGATGTTGAAACGATGGAAGACAGCTACGCCGACGCCATCCTCGGGCTACGGCCCGTGTGGTATCGGTCGCTCGGCCAAGACGACCCCGATAGCTGGGGCTACTGGGGTTTCATCGCTGAAGAGGTGGCTGAGGTTGACCCTCGCCTAGTTAGCTTTGGCGTGCCTACGGACTATGAGCGGCAGTACGACGAAGACGGCGAACCGGTCGATCCTGCCGTTGCGGACCTGACCGAACCTGAAGGTGTCCAGTACGACCGCATGGTGCCGCACCTCGTCAACCTGCTGAAGCGCCATGAGGCTCGCATTGCTGCGCTAGAGGCGGCGTAGTCCGATGACCGCATACCGGTCAACAAATACTTACCGTGAAGACCTCCTCAGGTACGACGGCACGGTCGTAGTCAACGTCACCGTCACCCCTGCCGTCATCGCAGGCACCTCCACAGCACCCGCAGTCACCGTTACTGAAGGCACGGGCGTTACCGTCACGCCAGCAGTCATCGCAGCGACCTCGACAGCCCCTGCTGTCACCGTTAGCGAAGGCACCGGCGTCACCGTTAGCCCCGCTGCCATCGCAGCAGCAGCGGCCCTGCCAGCGGTCACCGTCGAGATCGTTACGACGGTCCAGGCCGACACGGTTACCGGCACCGCAGCACTGCCAGCAGTCACGGTCACCGAAGGCGCTGGCGTCACAGTCAACGCGACGACTGTGTCCGTTTCTGGACTCATTCCAGAAGTCACAGTTAGCGAAGGCACCGGCGTCACGGTCACGCCAGCGGCTGTCGCAGCAACCTCCACAGTCCCCGACCCGACCATCACCGAGGGTGCGGGTGTCACGGTTGCTCGTCCGCAAATCGCAGCAACCAGCACAGTCCCACCGCTCGACCTCTCGATGCGTTATGTACCAACCATTGAGAACATTCTTCCGCAGATCGACGTAGTCCCCTATCACACGAACGACCCTGCTCGCCGGCTGGCACGGTTCCGCACGCCAGGTGGCCGTGGCCGCAACATCTTCATTCTGACCAGCGGCGCAGTCACGACCCGTCAACCAGGCGATCCGACGTTGATCAGCCGCACGTTGCTGGGCGGGCACGAATCACCGACTGATCTAACATCAGAAGAGCTAGATGCGCTGATCGGCGCTGGATTTACCGTGGAGGTCCGCTGATGCCAAGGTACGACTACCGCTGCAAAGTGTGCGGCGCTGTTGAAGAAACAGTGCATGGGTTCAAGGAAGACCCTGAGATGCATTGTTTGGAGTGTGGTGCGGTGATGGGCCGCATGCTCGGCATGCCGTATGTGTCACCCTCGGCAGTCCCGTCACGCAACAACGTCATCGACCTCGAGGCGACGAAACAAGCTGAGAAGGAGAAGGTGGCTGACATGGACGCGTACAAGCGTCTGCGGAAGAACGGTGTGCAGCCGCCGTCGATCAATGGGTCCGCTCGGCTGGAAGCCAAAGCGGAAGAAAAGCATGAGGTAAACTCCGGCAAGACGTTTTCGACCGCTACCGGTCGGAAGCGTGGCATGGGACTTGTGCGGGATGCGTTGGGTGAATGATGACTGCTCAGACTTGGATTGACGAGACGCGTGACCTGCTTCTCACTGACTATGTAGAAGAACAAGCAACGCTTGCCGGTGGACTGGACGCAGACGCGTCGGATACGTCGGTGAGCTTCGAGTTGCCATCAACGATCGTGCCTGGTGTGGTTGCCGGCGCAACGATCGAGGTTGGCACGGAACTGATGTATGTGTTCTCGGTGTCGGGCGCTGGGTTGGCGACGGTGAAACGTGGCTACAAGGGGTCAGAGGTTGCTGAACACTTCGCTGGCGACCTCGTCACCGTGAACCCAAAGTTCCCTGCCTACCAGATCCTCGACGCCTTGAACCATGAGCTGCGTGATCTGTCGTCGCCGCAGCACGGCCTGTTCCAGATCAAGACCGTTGAAGTCACGTTCAACGCAGCACAGGACGGCTACGACCTGACCGGCGTCACCGACGACATCCTGTCGATCTACCAAGTCACCTATTCGGACCCTGGGTCGGAGGCGTCAGAGCCTGCGATCACCGAGTATGCGTTGCGTCGCGACCGGAACACGTCAGCGTTCCCGTCAGGCTACGGCCTGATCCTGCACTCGGATGCGTGGCCTGGCGAAACGGTCCGTGTCTTGTACAAGTGCGGGTTCGGCACCCTGACCGACGGCACCACAGCCCTGTCCAC